TTTAAGTTCGCGGCGGTGTATTTCAACCGCCGCGATTTTGAGACGGTTAGGACGTTACGCGCTTCGCGGCTTCGACCTGGCCTTTTTCGTAGCCGTAGTTGCATTCCACAACTTCGCGCTCTTCGTCTTGGTCAGGATTGCCCCAGTGCCGATACTCGAAGCTGATGCCAAGGTCGGGATCAACTACAACGTCGTAGCTCAAGAGCTGTTGACGCACCTTGAAACCACAGCGTCTAAAACCCATAAAAAGCCCGAAACCACACCTATTTGGCCAGCCATTAAGCGATTGAGGCATGAAGAAAGACCCCGAAGCCAAAAAAAAGACGACGCGCCAAAAGCCAAGCCAGAAGGCTACAGAGGCAAGACCGAATGTTGGTGGCCGCCCCCGTAAGCCAGCCTTTGAATGGCCGATCTACGACACGCTTGGCCAGCTTGGGGCCATGGCCGGCTTGCCGCTTTCGATACTGAAGGAAGCAAAGCGCCTAGGCTGTCCGGCGTTCCGGCATGGTCGGATTCACTTCGGAGAGTTCATTCCATGGCTGTTCACGACGATGATGACCGACTCATCGGTGAACTGGTCGGAGGAATCCAAGAAGCTCGACGTCTTGTTGAAGCGGGTTGACCTCGCTGAGAAGGAAGAGCGGGTGATTGACCGGAACACCGTCGCCGATGGAATCGCTAAAGCGGTCGGCGTGATGTTTGGAGACTTGGACCGGGTATTCACCTCGGAGCTTCCGACGCGCGGGAAAGGGATGAACGAACTCGCGTTGCGCAAGCTGGCATTGGGCGAGATTGAGAAGATCAAGGATTCAATGCGTCGGAAGCTCGAGCTTATCGCGATGGAGAAAATCAAAAACGCATGAACGTCGTTTCGGAATTCGTCCGCTCAATTCCTCAGCGCGCTGCGGCATCGGTCTGTCGCTGGGCTGCCGCGTTTGTGAACCTGCCGAACTCCGCGATGTCTCGCACGTTCGACCCCGACCTGACGCCGTGGAACGTTGAACCTTTCGATTCGACCGAACGACTGGAACGTCGCAAGACGGTTTACATCAAGCCGGTTCAAGGCGGCGGTTCGGCGTTTGGTGAAGCGCTGTTGTGCTACTGGCTCGCAACCAAGTCAGCCGGCGATGTTCAATACAACTGGCAGAACGATGACCAAGCCGATGCGCGCTGGGATAAGCGCGTGGAACGGATCCTCAAGGCGTGCGAGCCGGTGATGGAGCGGTGGCCGAAAGAAAAGAACAAGGCGACGAAGGGTCAGGTCTTGTTTCCGCACGCGAACTTCATCATGCAAGGCGTGTTGACGAATCGCAACGTCGCCTCTGACTCCATCAAGTATCAGATCAACGAAGAGTGCCATGATGAAGAAGGCTGGATACCTGGACGACTTGAGCAGGCCTTTGGACGCACGACGGCCTATTGGGATCATTCAATCGTTTGCATCTCGAATGCTGGTCGCAAAGGCTCTGAGTTGGAACAAAAGTTTCTCGACGGCACACAACAAAGCTGGATGGTGAAATGTCCCGGCTGCGGATTATTCCACGAGATGCGAACCGAATGGGACGAAAAGCAACCAGAGCTTGGCGGCTTGCGCTACAACGCCGACGACTGCCGACGCGCGGATGGCGGCTACGATTATCAGAAGCTACAGCCGACGATTCACTACCAGATGCCCTGCGGCTACAAAGTTCACGACCTCGACCGCTCGACACGGCGGCAGATGAACCTTGGTGGAAAATACAGCGAACCAAAAAACGATGGCGCACCTGAGAGCATTGCAAGCTACACGCTTGAAGCCGTCTCGATTGATTACATTTCATGGCTCGACCTCATCATGCAAAAGCACGCGGCGTTGCGCGCGATGAAATACGGAAACATCAAGCCGTGGTTGAAATACAAAAAGGAACGCGAGTGCAAATTCGTTGATGAAGACGACCGACCATTTTATCAGAGCATCATTCTCAGCGACCGGAAGAAAGATCGCGAGGGCTTGAAGGATCGCACCGCGCGACTCGGCCAGCTTGACCGGCAGCAGGGCTCGTTACAAAAAGGTGAGCTTCCTCACTGGTGGATGACCATCTTCGACGTGAAATGGGGCGGTCAGAAGCTGCACGTCCTTTTGGTTTACGAAGGCAAGATGCTGACCGATGAAGATGCCGTCGAGACTTTGAAGCGGCATGAAGTCCCGCCGACTGCGGTCGTGGTTGACTCAGGTGACGACACTCGCCACGTCTATGCGTTTTGTCTTCGTCACGGCTACAACGCCATAAAAGGAGCGGACGCGGAATTTAGTCACCCGGATGGGACGAAGAAAATTTTCTCCGTTGAGAAACCGTTGCACGCGCTCATCAACGCTCCGAACACCCGCGCCAATCCGAACGAAGAGCCGCAGTTCTGGCACTACTCGAAGGCAGGCATTCGCGACCGTTGGAACTGGATGCGCAAGCAAAGCAACGACGTTGTTGTCTGGGAGACGCCAAGCGATGTGTCGAAGGATTACAAAGACCACATGGCAGCGGAAGAGTTGCAGCAGAAGCGCAACAAGGACGGCGAAATGAAAAACGTCTGGATTCAGCGCAAGGACCGCAACGACTTGTTTGTCACGACGTGCTATTGCGCGATGCAAATCGAGATGTGTGGATGGTTGGAGGTTTAATTTTATGCCAAACGAAACAGCAACAAGCGTAAGATACAAAGAGGCTCAGATGGAGCTTGCTAGGCACTCGCTCTCAATGGGTGGGATTCATCAGGCTGAGAGAATAGCCCGGCACTATGCATCGCAGGCGAGTTCGGGAGCGTTAGATCGGCGGTCGCTGAGCTCATGCGTTAGGTGGCAGTTCGAGGCTCGTGTCTGCGTAGCACATTTCTTTTGTGATGATTGCCTTGCCTTGTTCACACAAGTCTCCGTCGCCATATCGCAGGCCCTCGGAGAATCTCGATAGGCCAGCTAACTGTCGCCCCAGTAATTCGGCATGCCGGTGACGTTCCACTTCCCGAATCTCAGTCTTACCACGTCCCGTGCCTTTGAAATCAATGCGCTGCGCGGCCTGCGGCAAGAAGAGATGCTTCAGGCTCGGCTTTGGTAGTTGAAATAGTGGTAACGATGAATCGGGCACGGGTTCTGGTTCAATGATTCAAAAAGAGCCGACGCTCAGTCAGGGCTTTTACAAGCATGGCGGTCGTCAAAGATTTCATGTCCCGCAGGAGCATCTCCTTGACCGCATCCTCACACGCGCGGGTGATTTCGGCGTAACTCAGACCGTTCGCGGCTTTGAGAATTTGGGGACGATCCAATTTACTTTGCGGCATGCCAGCCAAGCGCGCCCGAATTGTTTCCCAGATGTGAGCTTTTTCCGGCAGGCCGAATTCAATGAGATCGTCGAAACGGCGATAGAGGGCTTTATCCAGACGGCTGCCATGATTGGTGGCCGCAATAACCAAGCTGTTACTGGACAGTTTTTCGATGAAGGTCAAAAAACTGTTGAGCAGGCGGCGCATTTCTCCCACGTCCCCGGTGAAGTCGCGGGTGTAACCAATGCTGTCAAATTCGTCGAACAGATAGACCGCTCGGGACTGATTGACGGTGTCGAAAATGAGCCGGAGCTTGGAAAGCGATTCACCCAGATAGCGGGTAATGAGACTATCAAGGCGCACCACGAAAAGCGGGAGGCAAAGGTCCGAAGCCAACGCCGAAGCAGTCATGGTTTTGCCGCAACCGGGCGGACCGGTGAGCAGTAGCCGCTGACGCGGGCGTAGCCCGTGCTCTTTTAATCGGGAAAGATGTTGTTGTTCCTCCAGAATGCGCAGGATGCGATCTCGCAGTGGCTGGGGAAGAATCAGGTCTTTGACTTTCCAGCCGGCATCAACTTCTTCCAAGAGGTCCGCCACTTCACCTTGAGGCTGAGCAACGTGGAAAATGGACGGGGAGGCGCTTGGTTTCGCCCGCCTTTGTTTGGCCAGCTCGACCAACTTCTTGATTTCGTCCCCAAGCGCCTCGTGCCCCCGACGCGACTCTGCCGCCGCCACCTGAAGGGCGATGGCGTAGAATCGTTCGTCATCACCGGAGCCGTGGCTCTGCAAGAGTGCTTTGATTTGTGTCGCGGTTGCCATTTTAGGTTGCCCAGTCACTGTAGAGGTGGAGCCAATTTGGAGCACGCATATTTCAGCGCGTTACCTGAGGCATTGGTGGTCATCGGCATGGGTTCAGTTGTTTTGAGGGCGGCGCGCTTCAAATCGCAGGTTGGGCGCGGGGTCGTGCTTCATAATGGTCAGCTCAAAATGGCGGTCATGATTGCGATGGATAGAGCAGATAAAGTCCACAAATCGGTGGGGGGATTCACAGTTCACATTTCGCTCCAGCCGATCCGGCTGCGAGGAAGCGATGGCCTCGCAGCACGTCGAGCGCATTGCAGAAGCGGATTTTTGTATCGTTCGGTAGCAAGAGTGGAGTTTCACGCTTGCCACCTAACCCGGTCGGTGCAGCCAATTCGCTTGGGCCTTCTCGGATTGCGGCGTTAAATCGTTGTATCATGTCCTTTTGGCTTTCGGTGTATGGTTGGTGTGCGTCGCTCATCGCTGACCTTTCTCGTTAGAGGCTTGCAGTGAGTTGACAGCCTTTATGCTCTCGCGGAGTTCTCCGCTTCCGTAGCTCACATCCCAATGCGCGTTGTCGAGACACACCTGCGCTTGGTCCGCCATGAGTTTTGCCACCGCCATGAGTTTGGAGTGTTGAGCGCGGCACTGCGCCAAATCGTCAGCTAAGTTTCTTAGCGCCCTAGCCATCACCTTGATGTTTTCGTGTTTATCTATTTTAGTGTCCGTTGGATAGGGCGGCATCTTCGCCATTACGCGCTTGATTCGTTCTATCTCTTTTGGACCGTGGCGGCTCATACTTGTGCCTCCAGAACACACAGGAGCGCTTTTGCTCTGCGAAGTTTACGGCGGTGATAGTTTGCATCGTCAGGCCATCCGGCGAGCGAGTGTTCGGCGGCAGCCAGTCTGTGCATTTCCGCCGTGGCTCTCATTTTCACGATCTCTGTGAGCATCGTGTAAGCTTGGTTTTCGACAGTTGTTTTTGTTGGAGTCCAGAGTTTCATATTCGCCTCTAACCACGCGCTCCAGCAGACCCGGCGAGAGCGCCTCAGTTGATTTGTTTGGTTTTCTCAGCCGGGCTGCTGAGCTTGGTCGTTCCGCCGACGGGCCACGTCGCAGGTCATTTTGTGGATCAAGCACTTTTCGACGGTTGGGAATTTCTTGCCGCACTTGGAGCATTTGTATTTGCCCCGTTTCTTGCCCTTCGGCCAGCCACCGAGTTTCGCGTTTTCGCGCGCTGCTTGCGCCTTCGCAGGCGTCGAGATGCTTCCGAGCATCGCGGCGGGGTTTATTTCTTTTCCACAGTGTGGGCACTTCATTTGGCCTCCGATCCGGTGTTGCACCGCTTGTTGTATTGCGCGTATTGCCCCTCGTTCATCAGCACGACGTAGCGGCCAGTCTCGCCGTAGTTGTAGCAGTGGAACGCACCGGCACAGCGGCGCAGATACCAGCAGATTAGTTTGTGGATTGCTTGTTTCATTTCAGCACCCATTGGTTGCGGTTGATGAGTTCGTTCATTGCGGCGTTGACGTTGCACGCATCCGTTCCGCTGCCGAGCAGGTAGTGCGCGGACAGTGTTACCACCGCTTCGGAGTTGCTTCCGTCCAGCCCTTGCACGGGCGCAGATTTCAGGAAGTCGCGCAGCAGCTTCACAGTCTGCTGACCGCGTTCCGAGCGTTCGAGTTGTTTGATGGCTTGTTCGATGGTTTTCATTTCAGTCATTCAGAGAGGTAGTTCTGCACTCGTCACACACTAGCCCTTGCTCCGGCGCGTTCTCGCCGCAGTCCACGCACGCGGTCAGGACGGGTTTTGATTTGGGAGGCCAGCTTGAGCCGGTAGCAGATTCGTTGTGCCAGCCTTCGTGTCCGGCCTGCCTATCGCAGACCATTTCTCGAATCGGATACCCTCCGATGTCGGTTTCACCACAGGCTTTCACAGTTTCCACCACTGGTTATTGCCGCGCAGCATCGCGTTCCACGGCACTTGTTTTTCCATCGCTACCAGGCCGAGCGGGTTTTGCTCGGCAGGCAGTTGGTTTTCGCTGACCGCGTAGCCGTTCTTTTGCCAGTCGGCCACTTGTTCTTTTCTCACAGAGGTTGTTTGCGTTGTCGTTTTCATGTCTCCACCATATACCCATCGCTGGGTATTGCAAGCACTATTTTCGGATTTATTTTGGACACGAAAATACCGGACGGCGGAACAAATCGGTGCAGAGAACCCCGCCATCGCGTCCAGGTTGGCAATCGGTGCTCTCATGTGGCGGGGGCTCTGACCTCTCCGTTGGAGCGCCGGAGTGCGCGCTGGGTTTTCGCACGGTTCTTTTGAGCCTTGCGGAGTCTCGCCGTGCGTTTGGCGATTTCTGCGGGCGAGTATTTCTTCGGCACGCCCGCTGCCATCTTGCCGAGTTGTGAGGCGGCGTTCACAGCTTCTCCTTTATCGGGTATTTCTCCCACAGCCGCCCGTGATTCCGCAGCAGTATCACTCGGACTGCTTGGAGTTCCGCCTCCTTGTCTATGTCGAGCAGCCCGGTTTCGTTGATGAGTTTGAGCGTCTTCCCTACGCAGGCTATCGCCAGATTCAGTGACTTTGCTGCGCGGGCGATTTCTTCCGGTTTGGCGGTTCTCATGCTTGCCCCCTTGTCGCGGCATACATCGGTTTACAGTCCGAGGCGTTCATCGCTTCGAGTTTGGCCGCGTGTTCGGACGCTTGTCGGTAGGTCATCGGGCCAGCCAGTTTGCTCCAGCCGATTCCCGCGCCGCGCTCATAGACGTAGGCATCCCGCATCGGGCCAGTCAGGTTCTTCCGGCTGGTCGCGTTGTTTCCGCGTCCGCCGCCGCATCGGTAGTTCGTTTTCATGTCGTCATGTTGCGCCACATAAGCGGATATGTCAAGCATCTATTTTCACGATTCGGGCCGGACGCTCCAACCATCGGATGCAGCGAACCCGGCATAACGTCTCGGTTTCAATTCACGCGCCTCTTGGCCGGGTCGCTGATCCGGTCGTCGTTGGGCATCCTGCGTTTCTTCGCCTTCGCACGTTTCCGGGCATTGATGCCCGCGAGAATTTTCGAGCGCCGGGCGATTTCCTCGGCGCTGTAGTTTTTCGGCACGCCCTTGGCGAGCCGACCGAGAGCTTGAGCGGCCTTGTTCATCCGCATACCTTCCGCTCTTGCTCGTCATAGATCACGACGCGCTCAGATGTCAGGCGGTCGCGGGCGATCTTCAGTTCGCGCCGGGCCTCCTCGATTGTCTCGGCTTGCGCCCAGTATGATTTGCCCAGCGGGCGGATGGTGTAGCGCGGCGTCTTGGCTTGCTCACTCACAGCACCACCTCACTCTTTTGGATTTCGGTGATTTCGCCGGCCTCGTTGACGCGGATGTAGCCAGTGTCTATACGGCGGGAGCAGGCGACCGCGCCGGGCGAGAGCTTGTATTGGCCAGGCTGGGTGATGACTGCCGTGTGGTAGCTCGCGCTCTTGCGCGCCGTCGGCAAGAACTCCAACGCGAATCCGTATTGCGAGTCCGTGCCGGTGATGAGGCCCACGTAGGGCTTGGTTGTCCGAGTGATTTCGACTTTGATTTCTTTCATACCGATACCATAACCGCTTATGGTGAGACTGTCAACGGGATTCGACCGATTTTCGCATTTATTTTTGAGGCTCGGAAGTGCTTGATAATTCGACGGATGCCCAACAAATCGCTTCAGCGAACCGCCGCTGAGCGTCGCAGGCGCACTGCGCATTGCAAATTTTGGAAGCGATAAAACTTCGGCGCGAAACTGGCCCGAATCAAAATGTTGACGACTTTGGAATGAAGCTTAGCGTTAAGAAATGACTCACGACACCCTCACCACCCGTCAAAAGCAGATCGTGCGCGGCTGGGCCGATGGGCTAACCGACTCGCAAATTGCATCCCGTCTCGACATTTCCAGCCACACGGTAAACCGTCACATTCGCACCGTTTTTATTAAGCTAAACGCACGAACGCGAGCGCAGGCGATGTTTCACTTTATGCTGTTTCAGGGGTATCGCAATTTCAAGTCAGTATCAGGAAGGCGCTAAGCCTGCGAAATTGGTTTCGTGGCAGTAACTGCGAAACTGAAACTTGGATTCTTGGAAGACGCATGGGACGACGCGCCGGAAGGCGACGGCGGGCTGCGTCAGAAGCTTCGTGAGTTGGAAAAAGCAGTTCGTATCGGACTCTCCGGCGGAACAATCGTCAGCCTCACCGCTAACGGACGCTCACACACCTACTCCAACGCTGGCGCAACCCAGCAGGACATCGCGGAGATGTGGCGTGAACTCATCACGCTGCATGATAAAATCCTCGCACAACTTGGTGTGGGTGATGAAGCGATTTACGCCGAAATGGTGGCGCTGCTTTCCGCTGGTGGCGTCACCGAATGGGAGAATGATTATTCAGAGGTGTGCCGATGATGCCTCGCCTGAAAATTTCCGGCTCTGCTTTTGAGCGACGCAGTATTGCGAATGCAAATCGCGAGGCTGACGGACTGCGGAAAATTCTCGCCGAATACGAAGCCGGAAAACGTTTCCAAAAAGACCGCAGCTACCTGCATGGTTACGTTCAAGACCCGCGCTTCGATGCGACTGAATGCGTCCGCACCGAACTCGTTCGCAAGTCGCGCTGGTTTGAAAAGAATGATCCTCTCGCCAATCGTCTCGCCGAAGTCTTCACTGAATTCACCGTCGGCGCGTATGGTCCTCCCATCTCGCCGGCGACCGCTGACGAAGACTGGAATCAGCGCGCATCCGACTGGCTGGAAGAATGGAATCCGGTTGCCGACCTGACCTCGCGTTTTGGTTACGGTGGCGTGATGACGACTGCCGCCTGGCGTCGTTTCTTCGACGGTGAATTCTTCATCCTGAAAACGAAAGGTGAAGGCAATCGTCCGCGCATCCAAGGTATCTCAGCGCATCGTGTCGCCACACCTCCTGAAAAATACGAGCAAGAAGGAAAGACCATCGTTGACGGTGTGCAGATTGACGGTCGCGGTCGCCCGGTTGGCTACCACATCCAAGAGGGATTCGAAGAGGACAAGTTCACTTTGCGCAATGCAAACGAAGTCGTTCACATCTTCGAGCCGGAATCACCCGGCCAATATCGCGGCTTGCCGATGCTCACGCCGGTGATGAACCTGCTGCACGATTGGAACGACCTGCTGATGTTCGAGATGAAGGCGGCAAAGGATGCGGCATCCATCACCAACATCTGGAAGACCAAGAGCGGAGAAAAGACTCCCGACCAGCTTCGCCGTGAACGCGCCACCGGACATACGCAGAACAGCTCAGGCGCTGAAGTCATCGAAGAGCGCACCAAATTTTTCCAACGCATTGTTGGCGGTCGCAACGTCGCCATCGGCATGGACGAAGACATCAAGCAACTCGCCAGTCAGCGCCCATCGGTCACATCGCAGTGGTTCATGGATTATGTGGCGTCGCTGATTTGTTCCGGCATCGGATTCTCGAAGCTCTTGGTTTTCCCGTGGAGCATTCAAGGCACGGTTGCGCGCGGTGAATACGATCTCTCAACCAACTTCTTCCGCGCGCGATTCGCATCATTCCAATCGGCGGCTTATCAGATTTACCTTTACGCTCTCGGCACGGCCCGCTTTCAAGACGTGCGAGTTGCTGACGCTCCTGCGGATTGGGCGACGCGCGTCAACATCCGCCCCCCAGCCTCTCCAAACGTGGATATCGGGCGCAACATGGCCGCGACTATCTCCGCTTTGGAATCCGGTCTAACGACCCTTGAAGAGCAATACGGAATGCGTGGGCAGGACTGGCGTCAGCCGATCCGCCAGCGCGCTCGTGAAGAGAAGTTCATCGACCGCATCGCTGGCGAATCTGGTCTTTCCGCCGACCGCATCCGCAAAGCCATCGCTGAGTCGCTGCGGAACGAGATGAGTGAAAACAACAAGCTCCAACAGCAAGAGGATTTGCAACCAGCATGAAAATTTCACCAAACATTTTCGCCTTTGTTCCCGTCGTGCGTCAATCGCAGCGTCCGAAAGAAGCTCTGGACGCACTGCGGCAAAAAGGCATCACGGATGTCTCTCTGGAAAACCGGCTTGAAGTCCGCAACCAAGGCAATGGCGAGCATGAAATCGTTTTGATTGGTGCAGTCGGTGGCAGTTGGTGGGATGAATCAGGAATCACGGAAAGCGAGTTTCGTAATGCACTCAAAGAAATCCCCAAAGGAAGCCGAATCACACTACTCATCAATTCCGAAGGTGGAAGCGTTCAAGAGGGGCTTGGAATCTATAACGCCATCAAAGAGCGCAGTGCTGAAATCACCGCCAAGATCTCCGGTTACGCGGTATCAATCGCTTCCGTTTTCCCCCTCGCAGCCAACAAGGTTATCAGTCCGAAGTCTGCCATCTGGATGACGCACAAAGCTTGGTCATACGCACAAGGCAACGACGAAGACATGGACCGCGCCGCGCAGATGTTGCGCGAGCACAACGAGACGCTGGTTGATATTTACGTTTCCGAAACCGGAAAGACCAAGGAAGAGTGGGAAGGCTGGATGAAGGCTGAGACGTGGATTCGTGGCGCGAAGGCCATCGAATACGGACTCGCTGACGAGACTGAGGACAACGACGGATCGCAGGCGAGCTATCGCCAGTTCCATCCAGACTTCATCCAGCGCTGCAAAAATATTTCTCCCGAGATTCTCAACGTAATTTCCGCTCTGCCTCCGCAGGGCAAAGCACAAACCAAAAACCAAACAGAAGAAAATAGTATGAATCGAGCACAACGAATCGCCCTGCTGAACGGCTGGGGCGTCATGGTCAAAGATGAAGCCAGCGTCACCGACGCGCGGCTTGATGAACTCATTGCAATGGGCCGCACTGCCGCCATCGCCGCATTCAAAGGTGAGGCCGCGCCGACTGCTGCGCAGAATGTCATTCCGATGACGGTAGCTGATGTGAACAACGCAGTAGCTACAGCGGTTCAAGCCGCCGAACGTCGCACTGATTGCAAGGCTTCGCTGCTTGAAATGGTTGGCGAAAACCGCATCACGAAAGCGCAAATGGACCGCGTTCTCAAAACGCCGTTCGATCAGTGGGACACTCAAATTGCTGCCTTGCGCGAGAATCCGATCATGCCGGTCGCAGCCGAGCCGGTGGACGGTGTGAGCGTTGAGCAGATTGGCGACAGCGTTGCCGATTGCGAAACCGCAGTGAAGAACCTTCGCGCGCCGATCATTGCCGCGATTGAGAAGCGCCAGTCTCCCGACGTGAAGGCGATTCAGAAGAACGCCATCGTCATCGCTCAACTGGTGACGAAGAACCTCCAGAAGCTGCGTCAGGCTTTCAACGCGAACAACATCAGCGCCGACTTGAAGCGCAATGTCATCCTCACGCAGGGCATGCGGGCGTTCAAGCGTAACATCGTGAACCTTGGAATCTTCTCCACGCGGTTCAACAACATCCCGCTCGAAGGCACGAACAAGATTGCTGTGCCTTATTACCCACTCGACACCGCTGCCGCGAACGACTTCGCAGATGGCACTGGTTACGAGTTCAACGAAAGCTCTGACACTGAAGACAAGGACGTCACGATCAACAAGCGGAAATACAAGCCGTTCAACTTCTATTCTCACCAGCTTGCGCGTCAGCCGTATTTTGACGTGGAACGCCTGATGATGATGAAGGCAGAGCAGCTTGGCATTGATGTCTGGACCGATGTCCTTTCGCTCTTCACGCTGGCTGACTACGGTGCGGCGGTGAAGGCTGAAGCCGCCGACACATTCGACAGCGATGACGTCACCGACATCGCCACCGCTTGCGATGAAGCCGAATGGCCGGATGCTGGTCGCGCGCTGGTTTTGAAGTCGTCCTATCATGGAAACCTTCGCAAAGACCCGTCGCTCAAGAACGCAGACAAGTCTGGCAGTGACTCCACATTGCGCGAGGGCTCAACGGGTCGTGTCGATCGCTTTGACATCTTCCAGACTCCGCGATTCCCTGCCAATGGTGAAAACCTTATCGGCTTGGCGGTCTTGCCGCCAGCGGCGCTGGTTGCCACATCGCCGATTGCGCCCGGACCTGCAGTTCGTCAGCAGCTCTTGAGCTACGATGTCGTGGTTGACCCCGACCTCGGTATCAGCTTCGAGTATCGGCACTGGGGCAATCCTGACCAAGACGAGGAGCGCGAAGTCGTGGAATGCAACTACGGCTACAACAAGGGCCAGGTCGAAGCCGCGAAGCGTATCACGTCCTAACCGTCTCAAAATCGCGGCGGTTGAAATACACCGCCGCGAACTTACT